GAGATGGAGTGCGTCTATATCGCTCCGCGTTCATGGCTCCGCCAACCCGACCCGACGATCACTTACGCCACGCTTATGGCTTGGACATTGGATGATTTATTCTATTATGGGCGAGCCTTTTGGTATATCACGTCACGGACCGCGGACGGTTTCCCCGCAACATTCACAAGGCTTCCCGCGGGCTCTGTTAATACGCAAGATCAGGCGGGCCCCGTATGGTTCGGCCCGTCTAAAGAAGTGTATTTTCAAGGCGGAATGATTGACCCGAACGATCTAGTCCAGTTCATTAGCCCGGTGCAAGGGATCATTTATCAGTCACAAACCGCGATTGAGACTGCGTTGCGTGTTGAGCAGTCGCGTTACCGTAACGCCCAATCGTCGTTGCCGTCTGGCATTTTGTCGCAGACTGGTGGGGAACCGTTGTCGGCTCAAGAGTTAGCGGACCTTGCGACCTCGTTTAATAATGCGCGTCTCAATAATCAGACTGCAGCTCTTAACGAGTTCCTAAAATATGAGGAAACAAAAGCCCTACCCGACAATATGTTGATGATTGACTCCGCGGACTTCAGCGGTAAAGAGATGTGCAGGGTCGGGAATATCCCGTTTTATCTTGCTGGATTTGACATCGGCTCATATCAGTACACGACGTCAGCGGGTGCACGCGAGGACCTTTACCTATTCGGCGCACGTCAGTATCTTGACTGTGTGTCGCAAACTTTAAGCATGAACAATGTGTTGCCTCGCGGAACATATGTGAAGTTTGATATTGACTCCTATCTCGAGTCAATGATGAGTGAAGAAATGCCAACAGAATCAACCCCAACTCAGGAGTCAGAATCATGAAATTAACTTTGTCCGCAGGTTTCGCCGTAGACGTTGAAGCCGCAGCTGGTGAAACACCGACGCGCACCATCTCAGGTATTGCCGCGCCATACAACGTGAACGCAACAGTCAGCGACGGGACTTCAGTATCTTTCGCACCCGGCTCACTACCCGTAGATGGTAAAGCCCCAAAACTGTTCATGTATCACGACTCATCGCAGCCTGTCGGCCTTGTTGTTTCACGCACCGAAACCCCTGAAGGAATGTTGTTCAGTGCCAAGATTGCGGACACTGCAGCAGGAAACGAAGCATTGCAACTCGCCAAAGAAGGCGTGTTAGACAATGTTTCGGTTGGTGTAGATGTTCTCACCTCTACCCGTAACGATGACGGGACTCTCGTTATCACTTCCGCTATATGGCGCGAGTTGAGCCTTGTCCCCATACCCGCCTTTAGCGGTGCTACTATCACAGATGTGGCCGCTTCCGCGAACACGACTCCCGACGAAATCTCAGTAACAGAACCACAAGTCGAGGAGACACCCATGTCGGAACATATTGAAGCCGCTGCACCTGAAGCCGCACCAACCACCCCAATGATTTTCGCTCAACCGAAGCGCGCTCCACGCCTTCCTTCGGCTGGCGAATGGATGGCTGCTTTCCATCAGGGCGGAGAAACTTTCGCAAAGGTCAACCAGTCGGTCACCGATTGGAAGATTGAAAACCAGTCAACCTACGAAGCCGCAGCTGGCGATGTTGCTACCACGAACACGCCCGGCTTGCTCCCAGTCCCCGTGTTGGGCCCGCTCGTGCAGAACATCAACTTCGTCCGTCCAGTTGTTAATCGTTTAGGTGCTCGCGCTTATCCTGACGGTGGCGCACAAAAGACTTTCATCCGTCCGACCATCACGACTCACACGACTGCAGCTGCTCAGGCCGCCGAGTTTGATGCCGTGTCCGCGACCACGATGGTGATTGCTTCCAACACGATCAGCAAAACCACTGTTGCAGGTCAGGTCAGTTTGTCAATGCAGGACATTGACTTCACGTCACCCGCGGCAATGCAGTTGATCATGGCCGACCTCATGGGCGAACTCATGTACAAGACCGACGACATCGCAGCCGACGCACTCCTCACCGCTGCAACCACATCGGGCGTATGGGACCTCACCGCAGTCGACTTGATGAAGTCCATCTACGACGCAGCAGTTGACGTTTCAAACGGAACCAACTTCTTCCCCGACACGATCTTCGTGTCGCCTGATGTTTGGGGCCAGTTGGGTCAAGTAGTTGACTCAAGCAACCGTCCATTGTTCCCGTATGTTGGCGGACCGGGTCTCGCTGGTCAAAACGCTCTCGGTGGCGGAAACGCAACCACTTGGGTTGGCGCAAACCCGCTCGGACTTGAGATCGTCGTGGACAGCAACTTCGCTGCAAAGACCATGATCATCACCAACGCTTCGAAGGCTTTTGAGTACTACGAAAGCATCCGCGGAATCATGTCCGTAGAACAGCCTTCCACCCTCAGCCGTTTGTTCTCGGTTCACGCTTACGTCAGCACCTTCGCTGCCGTCGGCTCAATGATCCGCAAGATCACACAAGCCTGATCGGAGGCCGTCTTGACGGCAACATACACACTCCAGACTGCGGTCATCGTTCCGGGTTATGTGTGCGTAACAACGCTCACCCCGAACGAGATCGTGGTCGGTGCAACGATCACGGTCGCAGGATGGGACGCAATTTATAACGGTGTCAAAACCGTTTACGCGATGCCCCAATACTTGCCGATCAACGTTGACACTGAAGGGCTTATCGAGTATGACACTTCTTACCCTCTCGCTAACGCGGTCATGTGGGCGGAATCTGAAACTCCAATGGAGTTGCAGGCGATCACGGGCACGATCACTTTTGAGCAACTTTGCACTTGGGTGACAGGGCCACAGATCGCGACATATCTCGGAATTACGACCAGTGGTGACGAAACCGCCTTTTTGGTTCAGTGTGCAGCTGCCGCGAACGCGTTCTGTTTTAGGCGTCGTCAAGAATCGGGATACATAGACTCACTGTCAACTTCACCCGGCGGAGATGCAACCCTCGGAACTTTGATGTATGGCTCAGCCCTTTACCGTCAGCGTGGAAGCGTAGACCAATTCGCGTCGTTCACTGACATGGGCTCAGCACCCGTTGTAGGGCTCTCAGGCATCGTCAAACAGTTGTTAGGCATCAACAGACCGCAAGTGGCTTAAAATGGCTTACACGGACTTCCTGAACGAGGCACTAGATGATCTGGTCACTACTCTCCAAACTATTGCGGGCCTTCGTGTCGTTAATGATCCTCGCAATATCGCTCCACCTTGCGCTTTTGTGGACGCTCCATCCATCGAATCGTTCAACTACAACATTGTCAAAATGACATTCCCCGTCACGCTAATCAGCAATGGCCCCGGCAACCTTGACGCATTGCGTCAGCTGCTGAACCTTACGTCTGCTTTGGTACTTAAAAACATTGCGGTCATGTCGGCATCACCGAAAGTTGTCACGGTCGGCGGGGCGGATTATGCAGGGTACGAACTCATCATTCCATTACAAGCACAGAACGGATAGTCATGGATCGTTACATCATTAGTTCAATTCGAGTGGGCGAGATCGGGAAACCGTTTATGGCCCAACCGTCCGACGACATTGAGTGGTTGCTCGCTGGCGGGTTCATTCAGCGTTCCGACACTCACCCGAGCAAGAGTGCTAAATTATCTGAGAAGCCCGACGCGACCAACAATAAAAAGGATTGATCCGTCATGGCCACAGCAACATATCTATCAAACCCAGTCGTATCCATCGGTGCAGTGGATCTATCCGACCAGTGCACGTCGGCAACCTTGTCGCAAAAGATCACCGCGTTACAGGCTAACGCTTTCGGCTCTACCGCTATTTCGTACACTGCAGGATTGCAAGACAACTCCTTGACGCTTGACTTGTACTGGAGCACGGCGAGCTCGGAGACTTACAGCACTCTAAAATCTTTGGTGGGCACGAACATTGCGACGATCACCATTAAAGGATCGTCCGCTGTAGTGAGTGCAACTAACCCGCTAGGCACACTGTCCAACAGTTTCCTTGAGGAGCTCCCCGTCGCATACACGCTCGGAGAATTATCGACTGTCAGCGTGACGTTCATGGGTGGCACTTTCGCTTGGACTGAAACCCCGTAAACAAACCTGAACAAAGGACCCGACATGAAACTTACTATCCGATTTGATATCGGTTACGGACCCGCCACGATTACGACCACGCTCTCAACATTGGTTGCTTGGGAACGCAAGTTCAAAATGAAAACGGGTGACCTTGCCGAGAACTTCGGTATGGAAGATATGGCGTTTATGGCGTGGCACGCCGCGAAGATTCAGACCGAACACGGTCAGTCCATCCCCGTGGAGTTTGACTCTTTCGTTAACAAACTTGTGGACATTGAGATCGTGAATAGTGATTCGGGAAAAGTTATCCCAGTGGAAGTTTCAGACACTCACTAGCGCAGCTCCTAGTCCTAACGGGCTACTTCCCTGATGATGTAGAGTTTGATGTTGACGACCTCCTGACAGTCGCAGAGATCATGAAGGAGCGCAACAAATGACGATGCAAGTCCAAGGACTCGAATCCACTTTGAAGGCCCTCCAAAAGATTCAGCCTGAGGTTAAGAAGCAGTTCTTTAAGGACGCTAAGCAGATCGTAAAGCCTGCGATAGATGAGGCTAAGGGCGCGTACCGTTCGGATTACCTTTCTGGTATGTCTCGCGCATGGAAAGACAAAGATCGCGGGATCATGTTGTTTCCATATAACCAGTTGTCAGCGTCTAAAGGTGTCAAGTTTGAAACATCATTGTCTAAGAAAAAGGATGCAGTTCTTACCATTACTCAAAAGGATATTGGCGCGTCTATTTTGGACATGGCGGGCAAGCGTTCAAACAAACGTAACTTTGGTTCTAACTTGACTGCTATTAGCGATCCGCCTTCCCGTGTGATGTGGCGTGCTTATGAGAACAACGCGGGGGCTATTGAAGATCAGATGTCTAAGTCGGTTGATGAAGTCATGGCTCGAGTTAGCCAGTTGACGAAAGCGTTGGTGCTCTAATGGCTATTCGTATTCCAATCATTACGGACCTACAGGACAAAGGGATCAGGGACGCTAAGAAGGCTTTTGGTGATTTCAAAACTTCGGTTGCTAACGCTGAGGGTGGGCTAAACAAGTTTAAGGCTGGCTCCAAATCTGTTATGGATTCGGTTAAGGAGAACGCTGCAAGTTTTGCTATTGCAGGCGCAGCTGCTCTTGGCAAGTTTGCTTATGACGGTGTAAAAGCGTTTCAAGATTTAGCGTTAGGTGCCGAAAAGTTTGCTACTGCTACAGGTTTAGCAATTGAGGACGCTTCACGTTATATGGAAGCGGCGGGTGACATTGGTGTCCCCATTGACGCCGTCCAGACCGCTATTGGCAAACTTAATAAGACCATTGGTGCAGACCCTGACAAAGTTCGTGACCTTGGTGTTGATCTTGTATATCTGAAAGACGGTTCATTAGATGTTAACGAGACTTTTCTTAACACTATTGATCGCCTTAAAAAGATTAAAGACCCAGCAGAAAAAGCCAAGGTAGCAGCCCAGCTCCTCGGCAAGGGTTGGCAGTCCATGTCCACTCTTATTGAGATGGGGGCCGACGATCTTAAAAAGTCTTTAGATGGTGTTTCAAAATCAAAAGTTATTGACCCGAAAGAACTTGATAGGGCTAAAGAACTTCGTGACATCATGGACACTCTCAAGGACAAAGTGGAGGATTTGTCTTTGTCAATCGGTCAGAGTCTTGTCCCTGTTTTAGGTGATCTTGGAAAAGTTCTTGACGTTGGTATGGACGTCCGTAACGTCTTTAAGAGTATTCCGGGTGCGACTTGGATGTCGGAAAATTTGACACCGCTCGGTCTTACTAAAAATGCTTTGGGTGGTGTGAAGGACGCTGCGGGTTTTGTGTTTGGTTTGTTCAAAGACGAAAAAGAAGTGATCCCTGTTTTTGCTGAGGACATGAGAAACGCTCGACAAGATGCGGACGACTTTAAGGAAGCGATCAAAAAAGCCCGCAATCCTTTAGATGAACTTACGACTTCAGTTGATAAAGCAGCAATCGCGATCGGTACTGCTGAGGCAGCGTGGAAGAATCTGATTGGACAGTTTGAACGCGAAGTCAGTTTTGACAAGTTAGACACCGACCTCAACACTTTGCGTGAGACTGCTGTTGCTGCGTTTAGTGGTGGCAAAGAAGAAATGGACGCGTTCCATGAAGCGCAGCTTGTAGTTGCTGAAGATTTCGCTAAGTTCGCTGCTAACTTCCCGCCCGAACTTTCTACCCAGTTGTCTATTGAGATCAACAGTATGGACATGCAACGACTTGAGCGTGCCGCGGGCCTAGTGAAGTTTCTTGAGTCCCCTATCGGTTCAAATGGGGTTGATGCGTCTATTTACCGTCGGGTGTCTACGCCTATGGTGGCGGGTGCTCGTGCTAACGGGGGTCCCGTAGGTCGCGGTTCAACCTACTTAGTGGGCGAGCAGGGTCCCGAACTGTTCACACCGGGCACGTCTGGGAACATCACACCAAACAACGCGCTAGGTGGCAGCACCACTATTAACGTCAATG